AAGTTACATGTATATTTTAAAATTATTCTTTTCATATGATATAAAAGCATTATATCAAGAAATATTCAATATGGCTCTTTCAAATTTACCACCAAATTATGTTTTAGAGTTAACTCCAATCGAAAGAAAGATACATAATACTATTATTACCGAACATAAAAGAGCACAAAGTGGTGAAAGTCATGATTTTGATAAGGTACAACAAAATTTTGATGACTATAATAGAAAAACTAATGATCCTTTAGCTAATTTAGCACTTGAATTTGGTGATGTACCACCCTAAATAAGAATATGACAGAAGAAATCCAGATCTCAACCTTCAATGATGCACTAAATGCTCTTAATACCGTCTCAGAGCAGTTTAAAATTGATGTTTTGATTCCATCATTGAATAAAACCTTAACATTTAAAGAAATTGATGCAAAACAGCAGAAATCTTTATTAAGTGCTGCTATGGATAACTCGGTTTATAACAATGAATTTGTTAAAATCTTTTACCAAATCCTAAAAGATAATATTTTAAACGAAGATAATGCAATTATTGACACACTTAATGTGGTTGATAAAAATTTAATTGGTATTTCATTGAGATCTCAGATCTCCAATGAACTAACTGTTAATTTTACCGAAGATTTTTCAGGTAAAATAGACTTAACTAATGTTATTTCAAAGTTTTTGGGTTATGTTACACCTAAAAATGAACAAATAGAATTAAAAAATGATAGTGTAACCTTAGTTCTAGATATAAAACTTCCTACAATTTTGGATGAAGTCAGTTATGAACAGAATTTTCATAAAAATTATAAGGATGTTTCTGATTTAAAGACTAATGATGATGTCAAAAAGCTTGTATCTGATGCATTTATAGCAGAAATATCAAAATATGTTTCAAGTATTGAGATAAATTCGAAGAATATTTCATTCTCAACACTATCTTTCTTAGAAAAAATCAAAATAATTGAAAAAATACCATCTGGATTGATTCAAAAAGTACTTCAGAAGATTTCAGATTGGAAAAAAGACATCGATTCTATCTTAACAGTAAGTTCCAATGATGTAATCGATGGAAAAGTTAGTGAAACTGAACTTAAAAAAACAATATCAGTTGATAGTTTATTATTTTTAAATTAAAGCTAATCCATAGCAGACACGATAAATATTAATGTGTCTACTACCGATGAAATATTAGCAGAATTTTTAAACAAAGTCACTTTTACTGGTGAAGTTGATACTAAGGAATTTGTAGATAAACTGTTTTTTGGGGGAGACACATCACATCTAGCTCAATTTAGAGATAGATTATCTTTACAATTTTTAGATCCACTATTAATTAAATTTAATTCTCTTAAAGAGAAGATTAATACTCAAATTGATGCATTAGATATACAATCAATGATCAATCCTTTCGGTAATATAGCCGAAATAGAAGCATTTCGTAGAGATTTTCATGATAACTACTATACAGAAGTAAAAAATAAGTTAACCAACTTATATAAAGACTTAAATATCAAATTAAACACCACAAATTTTGATGCAGTATTAGATCCATTCGGTGTAAAGGATGTACCAAAGGATACAACAACAAAATTTAAAGGATTTAGTAAATTAAATGAAAAAATATTTGATACTATACAAAATTTAAGCTTAGAAATCGGTAAAGTTGATAAAAAAAAGTTAAAAGAAAAATTAGAAGACCCATTTGGTTTATCTGATCCCAAGACTGCAAAAGAATTATTAAAAAAGATAGAGATTTATAAAAATAAAGTAGATATTTTTTCAGATTTAGTACTTCCATATGATAATCCTGAACAAAATGCAATTTTAAAAAATTATACTCGAAATAAAGAAGGTATTTCTTTATCGGGTAAATTAAATACTGAAAAAAAACCTGATGTAATAGGTCAACAAGCTGGATTTGATACTCCTGAATTTGAAATAAGTGGTTTTTCTAATAAAGCAAAAAGAGATTTATTAGAAGTATTAAGAATGGATAAACTTTTTGAAAAATTAGATGGTATTGGTGGTATGAGTAAAGGTGGTAAAGAAAAAGGACTTACTTTTGATTTGCCTGGAACTTTAGGTGATGCTGCTGGTCTCGTTTTAGCTGGTGTTGCCAGTTTGCTTTCTGGAATTTTTACTAATGGTCCATTTAAAGGTATTGCAGAATTATTTGGAAAAAATGCACTTAAGTATGGTGTTTTAGTTATTGCTAAAAAATTATTTGGAATTGGTGTAAAAGAAACTTTAAAGAGAATTCCAGTAATAGGAACATTATTTAGTTATGGTTTTGCTGCTCAAAGGTTTTATAATGGTGATATTGTCGGTGGTGTATTAGATTTAGTATCTGGTACAGTTGGATTATTAGATATTGTTGCGCCAGGATTAGGAACTGTATTAGGATTGGGTGTAGATGCTTTACAGGCAGTACTTGATCTTAAAGCTGGTGGATCTTCAGCACAAGCTAATGATAAAAAATTAAATATTTTATCAGATTGGGCAGCAGGTATTGGTAGATTCCTAAGAAAGAGTCCATTCATTGCAACTCTTTTAGATTTTGGTGAAGGTTTTGTGAAACTCTTAAAAGGTTTAGGATTAACTGGTAGTGGTAATTTACAAGATGTTAAAGATGGTTTAAATTTAATGTCAAATTTACCAGTACTTGGTGCATTTCCAGGCGTTATGGCTGCTATTTTAGATGCAGTAAAAGTAAATGATCAAGGAAATGCTGTAGGATTTGATTCACAAAAATTTGTACAATCATTTAGAGCACATGTTCAAAAAAGTGTTTTAAAATGGATTCCTAATTTATTTGGATTAAGAGATATGTATGCCAAGCAAGCTCTTGGTATGACTGATGCTGAAATACAGGATATAGATTCTGACGTTGACCCTACAACAAAAAATATGGTTATGGGTGCTGCATTGGGTGCTTTAACTCTTAATCCAATGCAAGGTGCTTTGGTAGGACAGCAATTATCAAATTTAAGAATACCAAAATACGATGATAAAAAATATAAAGAGCAACAATATAAAGATGCTCAAAAAGAATTAGAAGAGTATGAACATGGTTTCTTTAGTAAATTATTAGGAGAAAAAAATTATCAAACTAATGTTAAAATGCTTCAGGATAAAGTTCAAAAAGCATACATTGAAATGACTGATAATAAAGTCGATTATACTAAAGAAATTGGAAAACCTGATCAAGAAACACAACAGCAACCAAAACCAGCAGAAAATCCAGTTGCTGAACAAACTCAACAGCAACCAAAACCAACAGAAACTCCAGTTGCTGAACAAACTCAACAGCAACTAAAACCAGCAGAAAATCCAGTTGCCGAACAAACACCAACTCCAAAACCTAATTTTGTAATTTCACCAGAAACTGGATTTGCGGATATACCACAATATGATATACCATATAAAGTCACAGAAGAGGAAGAAGAAAATCAATACAATCAAACACCAATTAAAGATAATGCTGGAAATCAATATGTCGCAGAAACACCTAAGAAAACAGAAGCACCAGAAAAACCACTTGATCCGTATTTTGAAAAATTAATTGCTTACAATATGAAACAAAATTATTGGTTATCAATGTTAGTAGAATTAGCAACTCAAAATAATAAATCAGAAAATGGTTCTATGGTGTTCTCTCCAACTATAAATAGTGGTGGAGGTTCTGGCAGTGATTTTGATTTAGCTACATTTAACTTTAGAAATCAAGCTAGAACGAGAGGTACAGAATATCTCTACAACCACTAATAATATATGAGCGAAAATCAAGTAGAAGTAACAGATCCAAATTTACAAGCTTTAATAGCTGCATCACAAAAAGGAAATTTGTTTACTGTTAATGCTAGAAGTGGTGTATTTGGAAATACAACATTATCTAATAATGTACCAATATTAAATACTGGAGCTACTGGTGGACATATTGATATTTTAAATAATTTCAGATGGAAAAATATGGGACCAGCAACTGAAGTTCCATATTTAGTAGCTACAGAATATGAACTAGATTTTGGTTCTTGGACATCAAATCTTGCAACAGTTTTACAATCTGCTCAAAGTTTAGCAAATAATCAAAATTTGGATGCATATTTAAAATTATATGCTGGTCATACAACTGGGTTTAATTATACTTTTCCTTGGTTAATAAAGGATGGTGATAATATTAGAAATATTTCTAACACTTGGGATAAATCTGAAGGTCTTTTTTCTGGTTTAGTTGCAGGTGTAAAGGCTAGTAACGTATTACAGAGAGCCGTAGGCACTGTAACAGGAGCATTTACTCCAGCAGTTGGTATTGAAGAAATTAAAGAATTTAAAGAAACAAATCCTGAAGAAATAACAATTTCATTTCCATTATATAATACTAAAAATATTAATGATGCATATGAAAATTATAGTTTTGTTGCTCTTTTTACATTTCAAAATTTAAAAACAAGAACATCATTTTTAACATATATCCCACCAAAATTATACACTTTAGATTCATATGCATTTGGTGGGTTATATTGGCCTATATGTTATGTAAGCAATTTAAAAATTGATAGTATTGGAACTGGTAGAGTTCTAAATGGTATTTCTACAACCTATCCAATAATAGTACCCGAAGCATATAAAGTAACTATAACATTTAAACAATTACTTGCAAATAGTTCAAATATATTTGCTGGAAACATGGGTGGGACAAAGGTTCAAGTTGTTGGAAGTGGGTTTGATGTATTAAATCAGTTTGTAAATACTGCTCCATCTTATGGAAGTGCTGAACAAAAACAACAATTTGAACAAACTACTGGTGGAAATTCAACAATTGCAGCAGGAGGATAATAAATTATGGCAAATCAAAATAGTATATCAGTATTACCACAATTAACAACATCTTATAGATATGAGAATTTTCTTAATGTTTATCAAGATAGTGATAATGTTTATTTTTATAATTTATTAAGAAATATAAACATATTTCCTGCTTCTAATAGTTCATTGGAAGATACATATACAACAAATTCTAATGATACATGGTATTTGATTTCATACAAATACTATAATACTATGGATTTATGGTGGTTAGTTTGTGATTATAATCAAATAAAAGATCCAACAAAGTTACCTGAAACTGGAACTAAATTAAAATTATTAAAACCAGATTATGTTTCTGCTGTAATTAATAATCTAATCAATCAGATAAACAACTAATAACTTCTTCTAATGGGAAATAGAATCTTCCATAGACTCTTGACTTATCTTTTCCTTTTATACCTAAAGTGTAAAAATATATTTTACCATTTACTTTAAAAAAGTAATAAACTGACATTACATCTTCAAACATCATCGATTCAAAGGTAATATCTGCATTATTTTTAAAAAAATGTTCAAGTTCTTCAGGTGTAGGGGTTTGTAATTTTTTTTGATATTCAAAAATTTGAAGATCTGTTTCTATTTTATTTAATAACCCCTTTTTATCGGTTAAATGTAAAATATATATAGGCCATTTACTTTCATAGTTAAAAAGTTTGTCTTTTGGTCCCATTTTTACTAAAACATTTGGATCTTGTGATTTATATTCTGAAGTTTTCACATAAGTATTTATTATGGGAAGAAAAAAGAAAATAGAAGATAATATATCTTCTTTGTCTGAATTAAATAATGAAGATATTTTAGTTGATGGTAATTTCTATAAAGGTAACGAAAATCTTTTAAGAGGTAAACCTCAAATTAAATGGACTCCACAAATGTTGGAGGAAATAAGAATATGTACCAAGAAAATTTTACATTTTGCTGAAGAGTATTTTTATATTATTACTGAAGAGGGTAAAGAAAAAATTGCTCTATATAAATATCAAAAACAACTATTAAAAGCATTTGTTAATAACAGATTTAATGTGGTGCTTTCTTCTCGTCAGAGTGGAAAAACAACTACAATCACCATCTATGCTCTTTGGATGGTGTGTTTTCAAGAAGATAAGAGAATAACAATTGTTGCAAATAAAGAAAGTACAGCAAAAGAAATTTATGCTCGTATTAAAATGTCATTTGAAGAACTTCCAATTTGGATGAAACCTTCTGTAAAATCTTTTAGAAATGATGGTTTTGATTTAGAAAATGGTTCTAAAATAACAGTTGCTTCAACATCAACATCATCTGCTCGTGGTACTACAAGTAATCTTTTGATCATTGATGAGATGGCTCACTGTTCAAATGATCTTATGAAAGAATTGTGGAAGTCAGCTATTCCTATTATTTCTTCCATGAAGAAATCACAACTTGTTGTTATTAGTACTCCAAATGGTGTTGATAATAAGTTTTATGAATTAGTAGAACAAGCTAAAAAACCAGATAGTGATTGGCATTTAGAAACAGTTAATTGGTGGGATGTGCCAGGACGTGATGAACAATGGAAAAAAGAAGCAATGGATGCAATTGGATCAAAAGATGATTTTGATCAAGAGTATGGAAATGTATTCCACGAAAAAGGAAAAACAGCAATTGATCCAGAATTATTAGAAAATCTTAAAGGTGAATGTAGAGATCCAATTTTAGTAATGGATAATGGTGATTATAGAATATTTACACAACCAAAAGAAGGTTCATTTTATGGTATAGGTGTTGATGTTGGTGAAGGTATCGGTCGTTCAAACAGTGTAGCACAAATATTAGATTTTTCAGATTTAGGTAATATTGAACAAGTTGCAGTATATGCATCAAATAGTATAAATCCTTATAATTTTGGAACAAGATTAATGGGAATTTTAGAAGATTGGGGTAGACCTCCAATTTTAATTGAAAATAATAATAATGGATTGGAAGTATTAAATGTACTCGCTCGTACTCACAATTATGAAAATATTGTAACTTATACATTTGAAGGTATGAGTAAACATTATAATAATGATAGTAGATTAGGTATTCATAATCATACTAATACTAGATATAAGGGTATAACTAATTTTAGATATTGGACTAATAGTTTAAAATCTTTAAAATTAAATGATATAGATACTGCATTAGAACTTAATAATTTTGTAAGTTTACCAAATTATACTTTCAGTAAAAGAACTGATAAAGACTTAGATGATAGAGTTTTAGCACTTGTTTGGTCTATGTTCATATTAGATCCATCACTTGCTTCGAAATATTTC